TATTGTCTTAATAGAGATATTATTTCCTACTCCCCAAAGAATAACCAATCACTATAAAAATATTACACATAATTCAAACACTTATACTGCTAGTGGACATTTATTATCTATTGGTGGTAAAGCTGAAAAATCAGAATTAGATGTAGGTAATTTCCAAATAGAATTGTCAGCAGTAGATAATGCATTTGTATCTATTGTTTTAAATAACAATGTCAGTAATGATGAAGTCACGATTGATATTGGATTGTTAGATAGTACAGATGCATTAATAGACACATTTAATTATGATACAGGATTTATTGAGAGTTTTAGTATTGATACAAATACAGGTAAATTAATTTTAAGTTGTACTTCTCACTTTGCAGATTTTAGTAGAGTGGCAGGTAGAAAAACAAATGAGGGTAGCCAACAAGTTTTCTTTTCTACAGATAAAGGAATGGAGTTTGCGGCATTAACAGTTCAAGATATTTTATGGGGTAGAAAGTAATGGGTTTCTTTATACCAATACTTGGAACAATCATTAAATCTGTTATTACAGGATTTGCGATATCCAAAGCAGTATCTTGGTTAGCACCTAAACCAGAACTACCAGAATTTACTCAAGAAGCAGAAGCACAAGGTGTATTAGTTAATAAGCAATCCAATAATGCCAATATTCCTGTTATTTACGGAACAAGAAAAGTAGGCGGAACAAGAGTATTTTTAGAAACTTCTGGAACAGATAATCAATATTTATATGGTGCGATTGTATTAGCAGAAGGTGAAATTAATAACATAACATCAATTATTGTTGATGATAGTGCAGTCACCTTTAGTGGTTCAATAGCTGATGGAACTCAGATAACATCCAATGATAGTAAATATGGAACTACTATAACCATTCAACCATTCTTTGGAACTGATGCACAATCAGCTTCATCATTATTAACCACATTGAGTTCTTGGACTTCTAATCATAAATTATCTGGATTAGCATATATAGCTTTCAGAATTACTTGGGATGCCGATAAATATTTAGGTATTCCAAATATTCAAGCAGTTGTTCAAGGAAGAAAAGTTGTTAGTTATAATGCAAGTTATGTTGCACAAACTGCCGCTTTCTCTACTAATCCTGCTTGGTGTTTATTAGATTATTTAACGAATACTAGATATGGAAAAGGTATTGATATTACTGATATTGATATTCCAAGTTTTTATACCGCATCTGGAATAGCTGAAACTCAAGTTACTCCTTATTCTGGTGCTAGTGATATTAATTTATTTGATTGTAATGCAGTCATTGATACAGGACAAAAGCTAATAGATAACACCAGAACACTACTTAAAGGAATGAGAGGTTTTTTACCTTACGCACAAGGTAAATATAAATTAATTATTGAAACCACAGGTTCTAGTGTCTTAACACTAAACGAAGATAATATCATAGGTGGAATAAAAGTATCAAGTGAAAGAAAAAATGAAAAATATAACCGAGTACAAGTAAACTTTGTCAATCCAGAAAAGAACTACCAATCAGATACGATTGTTTATGATACCGACCATGCCACATTAAAGACTGCTGATGGTGGTTTCTTACAAGAAGGTGTTATTGATTTACCCACTATAACTAATCCATATCAAGCCTTAGAATTTGGTGAGATTGTACTAAGCAGAAGCAGAAATAATTTAGGTTTAGAATTAACAGCTAATTATACAGCTATGAACTTAGCTATTGGTGATATTGTGGCAGTTACTTCAACTATTACAGGAATGTCAGCAAAACCATTTAGAGTTGTAGGTATGGCAATCAATCCTTCATTTGAGGTTGCTTTATCATTAATAGAACATCAAGACGCTTGGTACACTTTCAGTGAAAAAGATGAAGTAGCTACAATACCAGATACAACATTCCCTAATCCATTTACAGTTCAACCACCTGCCTCTGTCACCCTCGATGACGAACTTATTCAATACAATGACGGAACTGTGATTGTGGCTATGAATATTACGATTGGTGCTTCACCAGATAACTTTGTTAGAGAATATCAAGTAGAATATAAAAGAACATCAGATGCAAATTTTATTGTGCATAGTAAAGGCACAGTGGATTTATTCCATAGAGTATTGAATGTTATATCTGGTGATAATTACACAGTTAGAGTAAAAGCTATAAATTCATTAGGCGTAGAAAGTTCTAATGTCACTGCCACTAGAGATATTGTAGGTGAAATTGCACCACCATCAGATGTAGAGGATTTTTCAATTAATATTGTTGGAAGTGATGCACATTTATCTTGGAAATCAATCCCAGATGCAGATTTAAACTATTATGTTTTGAACTTTACAACAGAAACAGTTAATCCAGAATGGCAGAATAGTTTTCCTATTGTTGCTAGAATATCTCGCCCTGCAACTTCAATTACAGTTCCTGCTAGAACAGGAAGTTATTTAATTAAAGCTAAAGACAAAAGTGGAAACTTCTCACCTAATGAAGCTATCATTACAACTAATATTACATCTATTGGTGAATTTACTAATGCTTCAACAGCAACCGAACATCCAAATTTTACAGGAACTAAAACAAGTTGTGTGGCAGTAGATGATAATTTAGAGTTAGATAGTATTGAATTATTTGATGCAAATACCACAGATAATTTTGATGACATAACCACAAGAAACTTTGATGGTGGTACAACTAATAATAATGTGCCAAGTTCTGGAACTTATGAATTTGCCAATGTTATAGATTTAGGTAGTAAACAAACAACAAGATTAACTGCTAATATTACCCAAACAACAGATGACAGAGATAGATTGTTTGATAACGTATCTGGTAATTTTGATGACCAAGCATCTAACTTTGATGGTGACGCATCTGTTAATGCCTCAAGCCATTTAGAGATTGCAACATCTGATGACAATGCTACATATACATCATTTAGAAATTTTAATGTGGGTGATTATTCCGCAAGGTATTTTAAATTTAGATTAATTATGGAAAGTTTAGATAACTCCGCAACTCCTGTAGTATCAGCATTATCCGTTAATGCAGATATGATTGAACGTCTAGTATCTGAGAATGATGTAGTTTCTGGTGCAGGAACAAAAGCTATTACATTCTCACCTATATTTATTTCAACACCTGCTATTGGTGTTTCAGCACAAGGATTAGCAACAGGTGACTTTTATGAAATAACTTCTAAGTCGGTATCTGGATTTAATATTACATTTAAAAACAGTGGTGGCACTGCAATTAGTAAAACATTTGACTATATAGCGAAAGGACATTAAAAAGGAATAAAACATGGCAACTCACGATTATAACATAGCAAACCAAGGTTTCCCTGCATTTAGAAGTGATTTAAACAATGCTTTATCAGCTATTGTATCTAATAACTCTAATTCTTCAGCACCCTCAACAACTTATGCATATCAATGGTGGTATGACGTATCAACAACAACTTTAAAATTTAGAAACGCAGATAATGATGCGTGGATATCATTTGCAACTTTTAATATGACTAATGACACAGTCAATCTTGTAGATAGTGCTATTGATGTAGTCACAGATACATCACCTCAATTAGGTGGTGATTTAGATGTTAATGGTAATAGTTTTGTATCTACATCTAACGGAAATATACAGTTTACACCTAACGGAACAGGTAAAATTTTATTTGATAATGTAGCTTATTCCCCTACAGGAACATTGACAGATGGTGCAACTATAAATTGGGATACATCAGCTATTCAAGTAGCCCAAGTGACTTTAGGTGGTAATAGAACTTTTGCAGCACCTACAAATTTAATTGATGGTGCATTTTATGCCTTAGTGATTATACAAGATGGAACAGGTTCAAGAACTGCTACATTCAATTCTGTATTTAAATTCACTGCAGGAACTGCACCAACATTAACTACAACTGCTAATGCTAGAGATATTTTAGTTTTTCAATCAAACGGAACAAATCTATATGAATCTGGAAGGAGTTTAAATCTTACATAATGTTTGCTTTAGTACAAGATGGTGCTTTTGTTAGGATAGTTAATTCTAATAAAGGAATACAAATAGATGATAACCAATATCCGAAAACAATCTTTACGTTATGGTCAAATGCTGAAAGAGAAGCGATTGGCATATATGAAGTTGTCATGGACACAACTAATAAGCGTGATGAAAACTATTATATCAATACTGATGTTAGTTATGCCTATTCTAGTGGTACTGTCACTGGAAGTTATGGCACTGCCACTGCAAAGCCTTTAGATAATGTTTTATTTGTAGAAGGTGATGAAATCCCTAGTGATAAAGCAGTAGGTGATGTCAAACAATATGGATTAAAAGGATTAGAAATTGCTAAAATAAAATCTCAAGCATCTGGACTACTTGCACCTACTGATTGGTATGTAGTTAAAGCAACCGAAGTAGCTGATTATGATGTTCCAAGTAATGTTGCAACTTATAGAGCAAATGTAAGAGCAAAATCAAATGAAATGGAAACACAGATTAACGCCTGTTCTGATGTTGATGCTTTAAAAACTTTATTCACTTGGGTATATGACGAAGATACAAATACAACCTCAAGACCTTTAGCTAGTTTCCCAGAGGTGATATAATGACATTCCCAATTCTAGGTGGGAATGGTGCAGTCGCAGGTTATAGCATTGATAATTCGCTAAGATTTAATTCTGGTGATAGTCCTATATTAGCTAGAACTCCTAGTAGTGCAGGTGACGGACAAAAATTTACTTATAGTACATGGTTTAAAAGAAGTGAATTTGGTGTTGAAATGAGTCCTTTTTTACATTCAGGCTCTAACGCATCTAATTACTTCAGATTACGTTTAGATTCTGGTAATACTATAAGTTCATTTTCTATAAGTGGAGGCTCAACTGATTTTAATTATGTTACAACTCAAGTTTTTAGAGACCCCAGTGCTTGGTATCATCTTGTATTTGCAGTTGATACTACAAATGGCACAGCAGCAAATAGAGTGAGATTTTATATAAATGGTTCGGAAATAACTTCTTTTAGTACAGAAAGCAATCCTAGTCAAAATTTATCAACGGATGTAAATGGCACTACTACACACTATATAGGAAGAAGAACCCCAGGAAATGATAGTTTTTATGATGGTTATTTAGCAGAAACACAGTTAGTAGATGGACAACAACTATCACCTACTGACTTTGGAGAATTTGATTCTGATAGTGGTATATGGAAACCAATCCAATACACAGGTACATATGGCACGAATGGTTTTTATTTAGATTTTGAAAACAGTGGAAGTTTAGGTGCTGACCAATCTGGTAATGGAAATAACTTCACCCCTACTAATTTAGCATCTACTGACCAAACAACTGATACACCGACTAATAACTTTTGTACTTGGAATATAAATAATGTAAATCCTAGTTCTACAAATACTTTCTCAGAGGGAAATCTTAAATGTACTTCTGGTGGTGCAATAGCAACTTTTGCTATGCCAAGTGGTAAATGGTATTGGGAAGTTAGATGTAATAATTCTGATGCTGACCAAGCAATAGGCATTATCTCTGTCACAGAAGGTGGACAAACTTCAATATCTGGCTCAACTAATCCAACTCACGGATTTCTTTATCAAGCAAATGGAAATGCTAGAAGAAACGGAACAGTTGTGGAAACTTGGTCTACTTTTACAAATGGGGATATAATTGGCTTTGCCTACGACTCATCAACTAGAATTTTAAACGCATATAAAAATAACTCTTTTGTTGGGGATATAACTGTGACAGATAGTGGTGATTCATATGCACCAATTGTCACGGATTTAGGTGGAAATTTTATAGCAAACTTTGGTCAAGAAGGAACTTTTGCAGGAAATGAAACTGCACAAGGAAACGCAGACGGAAATGGCTATGGCAATTTTTACTATTCACCACCCTCTGGCTATCTTGCACTATGTACTCAAAACCTAGCAACTGCCTTATCCCCTACGATTGATGATGGTAGTCAATATTTTAATAC